AGCTTTTAACAAGTCTTGAACACCACCCTTCTCTTTAAATCTTAAAATATACTTTATGATATTTCCTTCTACAAATCCAATATTATTTTTAATGATAAACTCAACAGGTTGAATCTTGTATTTAAGGTAGTGATTTCCACCAACTTGTTTTTTATAAGACTTCATAGATAGTTCTTCCGTTACCTTTATATGCTCTTAAATATTGTTTTCTATTTCCTAAACCTTTGTAGCTACAATGCACCCACCCTGAGTTAGCTTCTTCTGGTTTCCAAAATTCTAAAATACATTGGTCAAAATCTAAATGATTAACTATCCAATCAGAAACTTCTTTATTAGGTATTCCAAGTATTTCAAAATCTACTGCCATTCCAAATGCGTGTTGGCTTGTAGCAGAAGAACCTATTGCTTGGCATAAAGCAGGAGAACGATAACCAGAAGTTATTACAATTTGACTATTAAAATTATTGCTTATTGGTTCAAGAATAAACTGTACTACGTTTTGTAAATTAATAAGAATTTCATCTGTTGGAGTGTTATCTATTCCAAGTCTAATCGCTGTATCTGAATAAGTTAGTTCTCTTATAGAAAATGTTTGCGACATTAAATGTAAATATTGTTATCCCAATCTCCGTTACGTTTCAAATACATTGGTGTTAAAGATGGCATACCATTTGTTATTAGTCCACAAGATAGAATTGGTTTCTTTAAATTAAGTCTCATATAATTCATAGCAAGTGCATCTTTATTAATTAAGCAACCAACAGTCATTCCAAAGTTTAAATGAAAATCGTTTCCATGAAATCTTACTTCTGAGATTGTATGATAATGTCCCTGAACTACTGACAAAGCATATTGAGCAACAGCTTTAGAAACATCAGGAGAGAATTGATGTCCAAATAATATTCTACCTTTGCCTGTATCTATAAAATGCTTTTCTTTCCAGTTCCAACCATTACCAACTTCTAAGATTTGATTATAAGACTTAATAAAAGACTTAGTCATTCCTTTTGCCATAGCACGTCTTAAAACCATAGAACCATGATTTGATTCTAGCAAAGTCATTTGTGGGAATAGTTTATGAAGTCTATGTATTTCTTTTTTACCAAGTTCTAATTCATCTTTAGGAGATGGAAGATCAGGGTCTATCGTGTGAGATACATTAATAGAATGAAAATCCATTTCATCACCAATGTTTACAACTGTATCTGGTTTATATTTAGCTTTTAATTTAGTTAAGAATCCATGCCAGTCTTTATGAGCAAATGGAAAGTGTAAATCTGATATGACTAATATTCTCTTATTTTTCATATACCTTTCCTGTTAGTTGTATTTGTATTACTTAGCAAGGAATAAAGTTAATAGTGCCATGCTTAAAGTACCTAGTGCAATAAAGATTGACCAGAATAGCTTTTCTAAACGTCTCTCCAGTTTATATACTGAACAAGACAATACTTTGATTGAATTTTTAATGCCTGTAATATGCCCCTTTAAACTGATTAATTCCTCTGATGTAGTTCGTGCCATATATACCTAAATAATGGTATTTGTTTGTTTATCTAGCCAAAGGATTTGAACTAGATGCTCTAAGTTCTTTTATTTGAACTTTAAGCAATTCAATTTCTTTTTGTGCGATAGCTAAATCTTGTTTAATCTGTCCAGCTTTAGAAGGGTCAATAGAATCAATCTTTGACATAATTTCTCCGTACTTAATAAAGCCACCACCAATAACACCTATAATAGTTACTGTTGCTATAATCTCTTTTAGGTTATCTCTAATCTTTGTAAGCATCTATCCTCTTTTACCTTTTAACAATTCTAGTTGAATAATGATCTCGTTTTGTTCTTCTTGTATATCATTTAATATTTTTTGTCTAGCTACCAGAGGGTCTTTAGATATGTAAGAGTTTAAATTAAAGTTTTGGTAAACTGGTTCTTGTGCCAAAGTATATTGCATAAAGAAATCAGGATTAGGAACTCCCACCATTTGTCTTTGCTGATAAAATGGTTTAGATTCATAAACACTTAAACTAGGTTGATTTACTTTTAATGCGTCTATTTTTATCTCTTGTACTGATTTTACTTTTACTTCTCCTATCTTTACTTCCGTTCCTATTTTATTGTCTGTTAATTTTGTTTTTACTTCCTGTTGTGTGGGTGTTGCAGTTTGTTTTTCTTCGGTTACTGAAGTCTTAGTTTCCTTAGGAGTTTCTTTAGTTTCTTCCTTAGTAACTTCTTTAGGTGTTTCTTTAACAGTTTCTTTTGTTTCTTCTTTAGCTGGTTCAATCTGTTGCTCTACAATTTTCTTTTCTTCTACTGCTTGTTGAACAACTACTGGACTTTCAATTATCTCAACTACTGGATTGATTATAGGTGTTGCAATCGCAGTAACTACGGGTTCTATAAATTTAATCTCTTGCACTACTGGTGTTATAATCGGTGCAATAACAACAGGTGGAGTTGGATTAGTAACATAAGTTATACTTAAAGTTGGATTCATTAGATCTGCAGAATAATGAAATGGAGAATTTGTAGATTCATAAAAAGAAAACTTACTTGTTATATTAAAGTTGTCTTGTGTGTTTTTATCTACAACAGCTATGTTAGTATAAGTGTTAAAATAAGTAGGAACATAAGTTATAATTCTGTTTTGTGTTGTTACTCCACCATTAGCATCTGTTAATATTTGTGTCATGGTAACATTCTGATTTGGATTGCCAGACCAAAACCAAACATCTACTCCTTGCGTTGAAGTAAACCCTTCATTAATTTGTGCTTTAGATAAACCTACATTAGTTAATGAGATTGTATTTTCAATAGAACGACCACTTACCCCAGCAATAGTTTCGTTACCATGAGTAGATGATAAGTTAGTTCCACTCCAACCATTAATAGTTGTAAATACTTTTGGTGTTAAGTTTGCAGTTGTTGTTGTTTGAGAGTATGCTGTACTAAAGAATAATAAGCTACTTAGTATTAGCTTTAGCTTCATCTTCTTTTTTCTTATCTTCTATGATCTTTAATTTCTCAACGTATAAATTATAATCTGGTCTAAGCTTATCGTATTTTAACCATTGTGCAGTTGCATCAGCACCAATCTTACCTTCAAATGGACATGGTGTTCCTGAGTTCTCCATAGCATGAAATACTCTTGGGTCTTGGCATAAAATAGAAACAGAAGCTACTTTCATTCCTAGATCATTTAATACTTTAGATAGTTTAATTCTTTCGCAGTTTTCATCTCTTGAATAACTACCACCAGATATACCAACTCCAAATGTAGATACTCCACCTGAATAACCAACTACACATAAGTCTTGAGAATAAGCAGACATAGAAGGTGCAGTAGCCATAGAAGCAACTCTTGTATCTCCTGAGTATGCGTTATTAGTAGAATTAGTTGTAGTGTTTACAGAAGAACCAGACTCGTAAGTTGATGATGATGAAGAAGTATAACCACCAGCTATTGATGTATTAGAACCTGAAGTATTGTTTTGTGTAGTCTGCGAACTAGCTGAGAAGCTAAGAGTTAGAATGAATCCTATAAATAGGTATATGATATGTTTTGGCATAATATTTATGCCTTCCAACTATAAGTTGTTTATCAAATACCTATCTAAAGATAAAGTTATTTTTTATAGAATTTTTCTACTGAATCTGCGTAGTTCTTCCAAAAGCTTTTTGCATCTTCAAAAGCATCTGCATAGAACTTAGACCAATAGTTCTTAAAGTCTGAATAGTTTAGCATTGTTATCTCCGTTTGTTTTAATGGATATGGTAAGTCTTATCAGTTATTTCAAGTTTAAATGTTCTTTAACCGATTCAATAATGTACTTAGCTATCTCCCATTTCCATTCTGCATACAAGCCAAGTATTAATCCTAATATAAAATAAATCATAATATAAGTTCTGTTAAGTTTTTGTTATTACCAACTGTTCCTTTAATAAATACATTAAAAGCTAAACTAATTCTAGTGTTATCTCCTTGCTTAGTTTCTACCATGTGAGTTAATGAAGAAGGGAATAATATTATATCTCCAGTCTTAACTGAGAACCACCAAGTTTCTGAGTTCCATATATTCCAATCTTTTACTTCTGGTTTGATTGTTGAGTATTTATCATTAAAGAATTTAATCTTATCATATTCTTCATGGCAGTTAATATAGAATACTCCTGATACTAACGAATTAGGGTGTTGGTGTTTATGGTGGTATTGATTTGTTTCTGTATAGTTTAACCAAGATTGAGTAATATAAGGTGTAATGTTATTGCTTGGAGAAATTACTTTATCAAAATAATCTTTTACTCTTAAATTAAGTTCTTCTTTTAAATTTTTAAATGCTTTATTATTAAGAATGTAGTTGTCATTAGAAGTTGTATTTCCTTCGTTATTGTAAGTATCTAATTTAGTTTTATCAATAAATGACAATTCTTTTTTAGTTAATTCTCTATCTATTTTTGAAATGTAAATTGGTGTTGGGAATATCCCATTGATTGTTGCTTCCATTGTTCCTTCTTTTTTAAATTACTCTACTAAATCCCAAGATAAAGTCAATTCGTTCCAAGAATACATATTGTCATCTGTTGGCATAGCAACTGGTGGATTCCATAAACAAGTATCTTCATTTAATATCCATGAGTTAAAAGGTTTTTTAGGTATGAAGGCATCTCTATCTTCGTCATAGGTATAACCTATTCCTGCATGATTTTTTCTAAAAGGTTTTCCACCATTATTATTCACTCCACCATGAGTATTATAAGATGTTTGTTTCCAAATAGCCCAACCAGTTAATTTTGTTAAGAAATCAATTCCTATTACTTCTTGTTCAATACCATTAGAGTCATGTAAAACTTCATTTACTACTGATTGAACTTCAATCACTTTTCCGTTTAATCCTATTTTTGCAAAACTAGCCATTATGTTGTGTAACTCCC